AAGGGATTGCACTATTTTCTTGATATCTAGTTTTTATGGTTTACAATTGATGATTTATTTATATATATATATATCTAACTATTTATGGGTGAGTGATGCTGCCATTAGTGGCTGATTTGACCTTCTCGGAACATTGAGGTGAAGACCGTAAGGTCCACAACCGAAGCAGGAATGAGTCTAATCGAGGATGGTGATACAGCTGTCACCCTCATCATTCGGAAATGTGTGGTGGAGTTGCTTAAGACAGTCAAACTTGAAGTACTACCGTCTAAGTCATCATCGTTGATTGATAGACCTGGTGATGTGCCGATACTTCGTAAGGCCAGCATGTAAACACCTGGTGCTTCGAATCGTATGTGGGAGTCGGTGTCATCTCTGAATCCAACCACGTTGGATCCTGCGAATTGTACCGTTGCCCCATCATCGATTTCGAACAGGTTATTGTCGGTGGCTCCTTGGAAGCGATCATTGGAAGCAGGACATGCTGTTGGTTTTGGTGTCAACAATTCGACCTCGTATTCAACAAATAACTGTCCGATAGTGTTGGTGTCAGTGGTGTCACTAATGCCAACGAACAATTTGCCGAGGTCGTATGTTTTAATGTCGGTGTTGGTCACAGCCCCTGCACGCGTGTATAGCTCATCCCTTCTATCGGAAAGATTGGCTACAAGTGTCATGGGAGTCCAAACAGAATTTGCTTCATAGTTTGGATACTGCGTGATCTGCGACATTGTGGTTGGTGAGGCTTCTGTAGGGTCAATAGAGAAAGCAAGTGTCACACGACCGCGTGTGGTTGTTCCACACACTGGAACATACTCAAATTTGAGTTTATGCATGCGGTATCGCTGGTGAGTGTTTGCAATGGTTGATAACCATGGAAACATTTCAGCGAGGCCAACTTGTGCATTGAACTCAAACACGTTTAGATCGGATGTACCAGATGTGGTTGGTTTGAGGTTCGCCATGAATTCCTTGTTACCAACAGTGTATCGGCCACGAATCATGTTGAATCGTGGACCGAATTTTGGTGCTGGCTTAGCAATTGCATTCGGGGCAATTCGGACGTTGTTGGCGACTCGAGTTGCTTGACGAAGGATCAGTTGTCTTGCGGCGTTTCTTTTTGCTTTGTTGGACTTTCCAGGGGCAAAACGTGCTAAAGCTGCGTTTATTTCCTGGGGGGTAGTGTTGGTGATTGCTCTTTCGACTCTTTCGGCTAGAGCGTTCACTGCTCTGCCTGCGATATATGTGCCTCCAGCACGGGCCATTTGGCCAAGGGTTGATGATGCTACTAATGCCATTTTTGAAAATGGATTTAATGAAAATTACGATAATAAGAATTTTATGGAATTAATTTAGGTGGACGGTCTCTGTAAGATTATAAAAATTTACTACAGATCCAGGACTATATTTACATTCCAACTGTGCATAAGTCTCCTCTAGGGCCACTTGTTGGTCTGGGGTAATATCAAACGCTCGATAAAACGAGACTCGGGATTGCCAGGTCGCCTCTTGATATTTGTAATGGAGGCCGCGGGACATGAACTCAAGTCCGTTGGTACAGTACCTATCATCACGGTGCTTTGCATTCATGTTTAGATGATTGTAAAAAGCACCGTATATAGGCATGTCTCCGTAAGCAGCAATTCCACAGTCTGAGATGGCTTGGCATTGATATGCCCAACTCTTCTCTGTCTCCAGATTTTTGGTGGATACCAAATCTTTGCTGAGACATGTGCGTGGATTACGGACCATCCTCCAGCGGGTCCCATCAAACACTGGTTGTGTTTGACAAAACTCCACCTTCTCTAATATGTCCACAGGCTCCTCCACCTTCATAGTGTATCCCATTTGATGGAACCACTCAGGTAGTGAGTTCATGTGCGTTAGGTGTTTACGTTCCATGAAAACGACGCAGTCATC